TTATCTGCTATGATTAGTTGTATTCCATACTCTGTGGTATTAGTAGTAAACTCTGTGCGTAGAATACTTACATTGCCTACTGGATATATGGGAAACTCACGAGTATCAAAATCAGGTATCTCTCCCTGCGTTACGTGTTGGATTGATGGGTGATTATCCATTAGTGTCTTAAAGAAATCCAATACATTATAATACAGAGTATTATTAGTGCCAGTATTTTGAATTATTGCTGCCATAGTTTATTATAATACGATGTTTGACATATACTGATTTGTTAAATCTGGATATATCTGTGTAGAATTACCTACTGATTGTAAGAATTGTGGTATGTTTTGAGAATACGCAACTAAATAGTTTTGTAATCTAAGTGCATAATAATCAGCATTTGCCTGTGCTTGTCCTTTTAGATAATCAATCTCTGCCTTAGATGGTGTAACTGCCTGTTCACTTTGTTGTTTCACTGCACCATTTGCTTTGAATTGTACTGAACTAAAGGGGATATACTCCACGCATGAATACCAAAGTAAGGTATATTTGATATGGTCATCTAATAAGTCCTGATAATATACCGATAAGGCTCCTACTGTCCCTGCAGTAATTTGTGCTTGTAAGTATTCAAATAGGACAGTGCCTAAGAGATTCTTTAGATATTTGTCCTGTGCAGTTCTTACGAAAGGTAAGAGTGCATCTGCATCAATAGCCCCCTGCAAAGGCGAGTTTTTGATAATATCGTTTCTTGTTATGAAGAGTGCGTAGCTCATAGTATATTAATCTTTATGATATTCGTAATTTTGTTTTATAAATGCACCACTTAGGCCATAATCCCATGCCTCTAATTGGGTTTCGTTTTCATTTGTAGCATCCTTCTCATCATCAGTAGTTGCAGGATTCTCCATCGCCTTATTCGTTTCATCCTCTACTTGTGCAACTGATTTATCTTGCTCTTCTGCTTGTTGAGACAGGATTACTAGGGGAGTAGATTGTTCAAAGTATAATTCCATATTATCTAATCCACCCTCACTCAGTGCTACATCTAATTGATTTAGAAGTAGATTTTGGAAGGGAGATATTGTCATAGTTTGTAGAATACTAAATGCAGTTTTCATTTCCTCACTTTGAGAACTAAACCCATTGTTTTGAGTTCTGATACCAAATAATAAAGGTGATGTTACTCTATGACCTACAAGTATTCTGTCCTGTGCGTATTCTGCAACATACTGAAACTTTTCGTGTAGGTTTTCAATTTGTATTACATCTATACTTGGTTTGGTCGTAGGGTCATCATTGAATGTCAAAATAAATTTCCCGGCATTGTTAGTGCCTGTAAACTTTCTGTATAAAAGGTCCTCAATCGTTTGTCTCTCTTCAGGTGCCGGTATACCATTGTTCATATTCAACATTATAGCGGGCAAGAATCCATTTTCTATGTTGTTAAGGTGTAAGTTACTCAACTCACCCTCAACTATTGCAAATTGGAATGCTGGTATCCAATCAGGTAGGGAATAATAATAAAGGCCTGGTGAGTAATTTTTAATAAAAAGAATTTCTAATTTTTCGTTAGATGTTCCAAATGCTGGAATCTTTTTCTTATCTCTAACTTTACGTTGGTCCTTCCAATCTGTACAATAGAAATAGTTTTCTATTTTTGGATTATCATATATCTTTTCAGCTCTAAGTGTTTGTACCGGTAGGTGATAGAACTTAATTACTTTGGTATGTTCATCATTCCAATAGACTTGATATGCTGCATTGCCATAGAGTTTTAAATCAAAGGTTACCCTTTTAGTTTCCTCCTGTGGAATTAACTTTTGGATTATATCGTTCTTAGTTGGGTCTTTGGAGTATATCCCCTTACCGAAGATTAAATCAGCGATACCCTCAATACATGCTGAATTGGTTGTAGATATATTATACGCTGCAGTGATTGCGGTAAAGAAATCATCATGCCCACCTAAACCATAAGGAACCCAGTTATATCGGGTCTTAGTGTCTTCAATTACTTGTGGTATGGAATTATTACCATATGATACGACTGATAGTTTTGTCTCTTTTTGCATTTTAGTCAATTATTATGTATTCGTTTGATGAGGTGTTAGAAATATAGCCATCATTTTGATTTAAGTATTCTGATTTTTCTATGGATTGTGATGCAAAGACTGCAATAGTTCCATGCCAAATGGGTTCTGAACTACCTGAATTAATGATTTTAACTCTATACTCACTACCCACAATTGATTGCGAGATACTTGCAGTGAAGGATAGCATGGATTCATATCCATTATATGCAACCCCACTTAGTGATGCAGTAGTATTCGTTTGTAATGTCATATCTTGCAATGACATTGTGAATTGATTTGATGCTGTAGGTTCGGTTCTAATAGTGAATCCGTTGCTTCCAGATATGTAATAGGTCAGCATTATCTATGTATTTGGTTATATTATCTTATATTTAACACTCTAAACCAAAAAAGTAGTAGGCATAAAAAAGGGAGACATGATATCTCCCTCAAATTTATTTTTATCTATTTACCTATTACGGGTTTGAACCATAAACTATTGTGTAGTTAGCAGTTAAACCAGCTAACGCGTTAGTTGTTGTTGAACCTGATAAGAAAGCTGCTGGTAATTTCTCCATACCTGTGAACACAATTCCGCTGTAACCGTAAAGGTCGCCGAATGCTCCACCTGTTTGAATTGAACCTGCCGTCACATCTGCACCTTCGGTTCTACCTACTAATAATGCATCACCATTGTTGGTAGCTACGATTATCTGGGGTCTGCCGTAGGAGAGTGTTTTAAGGGCCGTGGTCATCTCATTAGTCAACTTCTTTAAGTTAAGGGTTAATTCTTGATTAAAGAATGTAGTTCCATTATCTCGGCTAGAATTAACTGCCTCGGCATATGAACTGTTCCCTTTTAATTCGTAATAGTATAAAACTGAGCCTGATGGTACTGCGGTGATTTCACCACTACCATTTTCTGTGAAAGAAGCGGTAGTATAGTTGATAAAGTAAACTCCTGAAAGTCCACCTACACTATCCTTACACGGCTCAAATCTTCCGGTTGTTATATTACATGGCATAATTTATCTATTTTTATTTTCGTTATTTAATAAGTCGTAGGTGAGTTTCTGTTCTACGATACTCCTCACCTACTCATTAATTTATTTTATTAGTATGCTCCGTAGTATACTATATCTTGTCCGATACCGAACTGAACACCCGCTGTATATCTCATGATAATTCTATATGTCAAATCTCCTGTGATATCCGCTTGGTCAATCACTTTTACTTGATTATAATCTGACATCAACCCGGTCCCGAAGAACAAGTTTGATTTTTGTGCTGCTACGATTTTATTATCACTCATACCTGGACAAACTACGATTTCAATTCCTTGGAAGTTGAATGGTTTTTCACCAACGTTCATTTGTGTATTAAAACCGCTTTGGTTGGCGTTACCTCCAAGTGCAGTTTGATAATTTTTCCCCACCTGATTACCTACATAGATAACTAAATCTTCTTTACCATAAACAGCAGAAGGGATAGTGTTATATACGTTACCTAATTTGTTGATTACGTTTGCTGCTGTAATTGAACCTGAATCAATAACTGAACCAGTTCTTGCTGGTAATACATCTGTTGCACCTGCTACTAATACTGAAGCAGAAAGTAAGTTTTGGAATCCTAAGAAAGAACCATTGGTTGCAGTACCATTCCAAATAGATTGTTCAGTTGCTTGTCCTACGAATTGTCCTACATAACTCACCAAATAGTCATTAAAGGTGGCTGGGATGGTGGAAAATGCGGAGTATCCAAGTTGAAGCGAATTCCATGAATCAATAAATTCTGACTTGCATAAAGACAAGTTGACTTGTAATTCTTTTGGTTCTAATACTCTTTCAGTTAATGTTACTGAACCTGATGTTACGAATTCACAACTTGCATCTTGTACGATACCTGCTAATGCAATCTTCTGTAAGTTTTCTTTGAATTTTACATTAGGGTGAATTGTGATTAATTTATTATCTAGCGTTTTTGCAGATAATAATGCGGCCGCTATATAGGCCCCAGCCTCCCCTTCGTAATTTGAGGTAATTTGTGGCTCTACGAATTTTTGAATTTTTTTCATATTCATTTTGTTTTTTTAAATTTTTTTAATTATTATACATTCTTTGTAGTACTCTTTCGTGAGCACTAACTACTTTTTTTCCAAAGTTTAAATCAGTTGGTTTTGATAATTTAGCTTCAGTAGGTGCACCATCTAATTTAGGTAACTCCTCTTCTTCCATTTCTTCTTCCTTCTCGTCTTCTGTTTCTTCTTTAACTGCTTCTAAGGCTGTCATTTTCTTTTCCATTTCATCAATACGATAAGCCAACTCTTCTATTTTCTTACCCATCTTTTGGGCTTCATCTTCTTCTGCAGGGACTTCAGTTTCTTCCATCTCCTCTTCTTTAGGTGCTTCGGGTGTTACTTCCTCTTCATCCTCTTCCAATTCAACGTTTTCTCTCTCTGTAATCTTTCCGTCTTTAGCAATGACCTTAATAAGTACTTCATTTCCTTCAGAATCTTTAAGTGTCAATTCATGCTCTCCGTCTGGTGCTAATGTTTTATTTCCATCTTCACCGATTACAAAAAGGTCTTCACCTACATCAAAAGTTGATGCCTCAACTAAGGTGCCATCTTTTAATTTTGCATAAGTTAATTGGACTTCTTCCGTAGAAAGTAAACCAACTATTCTGCTTAATACTGTTTTTGCGTTCATAATCTGATTTTATTTATATATTTAACAATCGTTTATAGAAAAGTAGTAATTTTTCTTAAACTTTTTCTTTTTATTTTATGAGTTGTTGATAATAAACCAACCAACTGTGTCTGTATCGGCAACTCCTGATGATTGAATTGTAAATGTTCCACTACCTTTTGATGAGATAGCTACTGTTCCTATTTCTGCATTAGTTTGTTTAGTCAACATTATTATACTATTAGCCGTTACTAATGAATTACTAACTACAACTGATGCAGTTACTCCACCGTCTAATACTGCAGTTCCTGCTTGTTGGTTAGAACCCGTTGTAAAGTTGACAGGTGCTTTCATCAACCATGCAGTTTCATTATATTGTGCTTTGATACTACCACCACCGGTTGAAAGGATAATGTTATTATTTACTATTTCTCCTACACCTTGATATCCACCTAATAATAAATTATTATCTCCAAAGATATTATTACCTGCTGATGGTCCGATGTAAGTATTATTACTACCTGAGATATTAGTAAATCCAGCACCATCACCAATACCAGTATTTTTTATACCAGTAGTATTTTTATTTAGTGCACCTGTTCCAATGGCTGTATTTTGACCACCTGATGTATTCTCTGCTAATGCTTGACCACCTAATGCAAAGTTATTAACACCAGTTGTCACTGCTAATGTATTAAAACCTATAGCAATACTATCTAAATCTGAGCCACTAGCGTATCTCATTGCACCTTGACCAATAGCAACACTTTTTGCAACACTGCCGGTTATTTCACTCATTGCGAATTGACCTAAAATAACACTTGTATTAGTTCCGTTTTTATTTACAAATGTAGTTTCACCTTGTATACTTACTGCACCTGATACTAATAAACTACCAGTTATTGTTTGGTTACCCTTAAATGAATTACTTCCGGTTGTTGCAAATGCACCAAATGGAGAGAATTGAGTTGCATCTCCTTTGGTAAAGGTTAAAGTGTTTCCACTAAATGATGCAGTAACTAAAAGAGAACCTGTATTGATAGATACTGAACTTCCATTAACTAATAAACTTCCAGTTACACTTACATTACCATTAAAATTTGAACTACCACTTACGTTAAATGAACCTTCTACAAAGGTATTAGAACCTGAATCTATTAGAAATCCAGTCTTTCTATTGTCTGCACTTGTACCTGTTCCTACTACGAGGATGTTTTCACCTGTTCCGTTTCTTCTACCATCATTAGCATTAAATCTTCCAAAGTATCCACCACCACTTCCAGTAGTAGCAAGATTATTTGAACCCGTTAATATTAAAAAAGTGCCACCTATTAAATTGTTACGGACATCAACATAGTTTCCTCTACCTTCTACATTTGTAAATAGAGTATTATTAGCACCGAATATACCATTCGCTTGCATTGATGGACCAGTAGTATTGCTTATTGTTCCTCCATAACTACCAGTTGCAGTATAGGTATTTTGAGCACCTT